TGATTTACCAGTTGTGAAATGTGCATAGCAGCCCCTTCCCTCGCTTCAACTATACGTCTTGGTCATTCGTACTCTTACCTGTACATCGCAAGCCCATTAAAAACCTATGCTAACTCGTCATCAAAATCTGAATCTTCGTTACCATATTTTACTAACTCAACAATTTGTACTTTATTAAGATACAAAGAAGTACCATACTTCTCAACCATTGGATGAGACTTATTAAAAGCAACTCTAGCTTTTACACTACTCCCATTACCAATTAATGATTCGCTATCAAATGGCTCCTTATTGGAATCCATAACTGGAACAGCAAACTTAGAACGAGGTGTGATAAATTCACCCCTATCATCATCTTTGTTTTTAAGTTTTACGCCATTCTCTTTGAGCAACTCTTTAGTTTCCTCAGAAAGATTACCAATGTCCATTTGATACTTATTGCTATACTCATCTTTTTGATTGAGCTTAGTCCAATAAGCTGTGCCTTCAATTACAGCAGTCTCTCTTTGTGCAGCCATCATGGTGCATCCTTTCATCTTAGGGTTAAAATTAAATACTACGCTACCACACTACTAAACTTTTTGCAAACTCTTCATTTCATAAGAGCCTGTAAACCTTGCAATATAAATCTGATTAGGATTCTTTGTAGGTTTCATTACTTCAAAACTTTTTCGTTTCTTAGATTGTTTTTTTATTCCATCTGATTTTGGCATATTTATCTCTGTATGTGTCTGAAGTATATTTTTGTCTTTCCTGTCGAGCTGAAGAAGTGTTTACTCTAGGTTGAACCATTTGATTCTTAGAAGGTTTTAACTTTATTCTCTTCACTTTGTTTCCCCTATTTTCCAATAGGTAAACGGTTTGCCTCCATTGTAGTTTTCAAGAACAAGAGCAGGATTATCCCCGGTATCATACCAGCGTTGTCTACCAGTATATTTCCAAGTATATCCTTGCTGCTTTAATTCTTCTACTCTATTAAAAAAATCTGCATTAGTCGTAGCAAAAACAGACCAGCCGAAAAGTAATACTAGAATTATATCCAATTGTAAATCCCCCATAATCCTGCGCTAAAATAGCAAATTTCCATTAACATTCTTGGTGTATCTTTGTCTTCTTTAGCAAACCAAATCCAACCAAGACAAGAAAAACATGATACAGACCAACCAATCCACTGAACAGTAACATCACCAGATGTAAGTAACAATAGTGATGCTACTGCGCCTAAAAAAGCTAACCAACGATACATTTTTAACCACCTGATTGTCCCATAGTAAAATTACCTTCTTGAGATTCTTCTTCTTCTTCCTCTTCCTCTTTTTTTTCTTCGGGAATAGGGCCAATAGGATGGTCTCCTACCCATGCATATTCTGTCATGTGTATTTCTTCTGCTAGGTAGGCAGGGTTTTTCTTTTTTTGTCTGCCCATAGCCACCTCACCTAAATCTTTGGGTTTTCTTTTAGTTTTTTTCTTTTTTACTGCTACTGGAAACGCCATATCTTTCTCCAATCTGGTTTAAATTTATCTCCATTCTTCAGGAAGTTCAAAGTCAAAACTATCTTCTTTTATCCCTCTTCTTAAAAGTTCTTGAACTACTTGTTTTGATAATAAAATAGACACATTTACTACATAGCCAAGTGAATTACCGTCTGTATTTGACTTATCCGGTTGCCATATTAGTTTCTTTAACCTCAGTGTTTTTTGTATTTGAAATAGTACATTATCAGGTGAAGGTTTTCCATCTACAAATAAAAGTTTTCTTAAATACTTAACACTCCACATAAAACAACCCATAGAAGGTAAACGATGTATCCATGTGTCTGACTTAGTAGATACAAGACCACTAGGACCATCCCAATTATTAAATTCTATAAAAATATTCCCTGTTTCTAATGACCTTATGTCGTCTTTCATTTCTATTAAATTTTGAGTAATAATATGAGCTAATTTTCGCCCTAATTCAGTTCCTTTGTCATAATCCTTTTGAGCGTTCAAATATTTGTATGTTTTGTTAACTGCTCCTATGTTATGTAAATGTTCTGAAAGTTTTGAGCAATCTATATCAAAATCTTTTCTTTCTTCTACAGTTGGTTCAAAAGGAAGACGGTCTCTAAAATCAGTCATTTTAAATTCCTTAATGTGTTTCTGCCCACGATAATCCTACTTTTGCATCGGCATTAAGTTGTATGTGCATATTAAAAAAATCAGATACCTTACTTATGCACGGGTCAGCAAGGCTTACAAGTTCCTCCGCATGGTCTTTTCTTACTTCGTATTGTTGTTCATCATGAATAGTATTAACTAAGTGTGCATCTAGTTTCCTCTTCATAATCTCTTCATCTAAAAAGATAGACCATTGCTTACAACAGATGGCTCCTGCTCCTTGTAGTAAACTATTTAAGGCTTTACGTGGTTGTCTAATCATTAGTCTTCTTCCATCTATACCACGAATATATCCTCTCTTTGCAGCTCTCTCTACATTCCTTATTAGATTAGCTAACTTAGGAACATTCGATAAGAACTTTGTACGTAACTGTCTTCCTTGTTCAACAGACCCATTAACAATAGAACCTAGTTTCTTGTCTGAAGCACCATAGTTAAATGCATAGATAAAAGTTTTTGCATCTGCTCTCGTAGGTAATCCGGCTAATTTTTGATTGTACGTGTGAGGGTCTCCGTTTATTACTTCGTAAGAGTATGCATCATCCTTCATATAATTCGCTAACATTCTTAATTCTAAACCTTTTGCATCCATTCCTACAAGAACATAATCATCATCAGGAACAGTCCAACAACTTCTAAACTCGCGCCCATATGGTTTATCGTTAGCAACAATGTTAGCCATGTTAGGGTTTCTATGCGTCATACGTCCTGTAATGGCAGAATTTGTATAAACTTCTCCATGTACTCTAAAGCTATCGTCTACTACGTCTAGCCATGCTTCAATAGTTTTTGCCCTAGTCGTTAACATTTTCCATTGGGATAATTTTTGTAATGCTTCTGGTGCCTTGTCAGAAATAGTTTCTAAATTTCTCTCTGTAATTTTAGGAGAACCTTTAGGCGTGAAGTCTATAGGTTTCCAGCCATATTGATTTAACCTATCTATAATTTGTTTAGGGCTACCAAGATTAAATTTTTGAAACTCGATAATACTAAACGGACCATTAACATTTTCTATTTTTTGCAAACCTACACTAGACATCGTACCGTCTTTCTTGATACGAGGTGTAACTTCTTTAACTAATTTTGGTTTAAGAGGAACTTTGGTAAGAATATCGTGTTCAATTTGATTCGCTTCTTGTTTAATATCTGCCATTAAATTATGAGCTTTTTTAACGTCTAAATAAAAACCTCGTCTTTGTTGTCTATTGATTACGTGACGTATCTTGTGTTCTAAAACAATAGATTTGTAAGAAAAATCCTTACGCTCTTTCTCCATTAAATATTTGTATAAGGCACTCGTAATTTCTACATCTATCTTACAATACTCTAACATCTCTTCAGAAAATTCTGAGAAATCATTGAAGTCTATCTTCTTCATGTCCACTAAGGGGGCAAGGGCTGCTAGGCTATGCTTCCCTTCTCTATCAGGATTAAATAACTGTGAAAGAATTAATGTGTCTCTTATTTTATTTACGGAAATAGAAAAGTTCCACAATTTATTGAGTATTGGAGCATCAAAAGAAAGAATATTATGTCCGACAAAGTAATCATATTTTTTTAACTCAGGTAAAAGTTCATCTGGTTCTCTGTAAAAAGAAACGTCACCGCTTCGTAAATCTTTGGTGACGCATACGTGAATCTTACTGGCATCTAGTGCATCTGTCTCAATGTCTAACACCAATACTTTTTCATCCATGTTAGTTATCCAATTTCAAATAAGTTTCCTTTATGTTATTTATCTTAGCTTTTTCCAAAGCCTCTTCTTCAGTTTTTGCTATCCCTACAACAACCCATTTGTAGGGAGCATTAAAAAAACTTTCCTTATGTTTGTTGTAAAATTTCCAATCCTGCTCTGTCCAATTTTCAATTAAAGATAAGTGCATCTTAGCCCATACCTTAAAGACGCCACTTATTTTTTCGTAAACAACTTCTGCTTTCTTTACTACCTTTCTATTCTCTAAATATTTTTGAGACAGTTCAGACATCTATTTCTTTCCATTTGATTTCAAATGTAGGGCTAAATGCAATAGCTTTCAATACTTCTGAGTGGTCTTTCAAAAGTTTTTCTATTAAGTCGTACCCTATAGGTTGTTTAAGGTTTGTTTTATTGGTTATATCTTTAAACTCTTCTATAGATAGCTTAAAAGTTACTGTTTGTTTATCCATAAGGGTATTATACCATTCAAATGTGTCAGAATTATGACCAATATGTTATATTAACGCATCACTTGGTCATAAAGATATTGCATAAACCATTTATTATCATATAACAAAGCAGTTAAAGCGTTTGATTGAGTTAAAATAAATCTTTCTTCCACATCTTCATCCGATAAGGCTCCTCCTTTTCCTGTTTCACCAATGTCTTGTACAATAGCGTGTAATATTTCATGGAGAATTG